GGCAAACGCTGCGAGGCGCTTGCCGGGCTGGATACTGCACAAAAATAGCCCGTGGGCGGCAGCTTTGGCTGCCGTCCGCGGGCCTTCTCATGTCCCCGTCCGCATATTCAGCGGGTCATCCCGCAGAGGAAGCCCGGTGTCCCGCTTCTGGGGCGGGATAGGCCGGGACATGCAGAAATACCGGCTCTCGTCGGCCACATGGTCCTCCTGCCGGGTGTCCACGTCCTCCGCGTCTGTTTGGTCGAACAGAAGTTCCGGGATCGTCCGGATAAACGCCCGGCACCCGGAGAACACATACAGCATGGGATACCCCTGCTCATCGAAGCTCATGCGGTAGTGCAGCTGCATCCACCCGGGGATCCGGCGGTTGTCCCCCCGGGTGAAGAACACCCGGTGCCGCAGGGCCGTCTCATAGATGCTCTCGCCCCGGCTGGTGTCCCAGATGGCCGGGTCCGCCACCCCCTGGATCTCCCGGCCCTTCAGCCAGGGGTGGGTGTCCTCTATCCGGCGGATCTCCGCGAACTGCTTCTCAGGCGTCCACCGGACGCCCACATCCGGCTCCCCGGTGCAGCCGTACAGCTCTAAAATCCGATAGATCACCCCGTCATAATCCACTGCCCACCAGCCGCAGGAGAAGGGCTTGGCATAGCCGAAGTCATAGCTGCGGTAGACGGGCCACTCCCGGGGGATGTCGAAGGGGGCGATGACATGGGTGAACCGCCGGTCCTGATAGTGGGCGGGGTCGTTGGTAAATTCCTGGAACACCTGCCCCTGGAACACGTCCCACTTGCCCTCCAGCCAGGCGTCCCGCAGCCGCCGGGGCAGGGCCTCCAGCTGCCGCAGATAGTCCGGCTGCTTTTTCAGCAGGGCCCGGTTGTCGGTGACCTTGGCGGGGATGAACACATAGTCATCGGGGTTTTCCCCCGCCTGGAACCGCCGGTCGATGAACAGGCGCTTGATATAGCTGTGCCCCGGCCCGCCGGGGTTGCAGGTGTAGTACAGCCGCTTGGGAAATTCGTTGACGCCCCGCAGGCAGGCGGCAAACTGCCGCAGCCACTCCTCCTTCAGCTGGGTGGCCTCGTCCAGGAAGATCACGTCGTATTCCGCCCCCTGATAGCGGTCCATATCGCCGTCGGCGGCGCAGTAGCCGAAGTCCAGGACGCTGCCGTTGGGGAAAACGAACTGCCGGGCGGTGGCCCGGTATTCCGCGAGACCGGCCAGCTCCTGCCGCAGAAAGCGGATGTGGTTGGCCTCCAGCTCCTGATAGGTCCGGCGCACCAGCAGCAGACGGATCCCCGGATAGCGCAGGGCCAGCAGCTTGGCCTTGGCGCGGACGGCCCAGCTTTTGCCGCCGCCCCTGGCCCCGCCGAAGGCCACATACTTCTTCCGGCACCGCAGAAACTCCTGCTGCCGGGGGTTGGGTCGGTCCATGGTGAGAATTTTCTCCGTCATACGCTCCAGTCCTCCGTTTCCTCCGCCAGCTCCACCCGGACCACGCCGCCGCCGGGCTGCTGCCCCTCCAGGGTCTGCTGAAGGTTCATCAGCTCCCGCAGAACGGCGGTAAGCTCCTTGATCTCCCGGGTGTCCAGGTCCTCCGCCAGCCGCCGCTCCGCCTGGCGGCGCAGCCGGGCCGCCAGATTCCGCAGACGGGCGTTGGCCCGCTGGTCGTTGGTGCCGTGCCAGCTCTCCAGCACCGCCCGGCGGCCGATGGCCGAGGAGGAGACGCCGTATTTTTCCGCCAGGCGGCGATAGCTCCAGCCCTGGGCGTTGAGCCTCTGCAGCTCCTCCCAGGGGATGTCCTCCCGTCTCACCATGGGGCCGCCTCCTCTCCGCACAGGCAGTCGGCGAAGTAGCTCTCGGCGTAGTCCGCCAGGCAGTCCCGGCAGACGGTGCGGCCGTTGATGCGGTAGTAGGCCTGGCCCTGATAAATCTCGCCGCCGCACAGGTCGCAGACGGCCGCGGTGCAGCAGCCGTCCTCCTCATAAATTCTGGGAAATCGCATGTTGATCTCCTCCTTTCACCTGTACCGGGACAAAAGGGGAGTGGTGCCCATCCGGTTGCCGGAATCGGGGCAACGGTGGCGGAAATGGGGCGATTCCCGGGCCCTACGGACGGTTGCCGGGAAAACACCCCGTTCTTGCGGCCTGCCCATCACCAATCCACGTATTTGGCTATGCGGTCGGGGTTGGTGACCTGGGTCTGGGCCGGGGGCCTGCTCCAGCGCTCCCAGGACTCCGCACTGCGGCAGGCGGCCTTCCAGTCCCGCATGGGGGCCTTTCCCACCATCCAGCCCCGGGCCTGGTAAAAGTCGATGAAGGCCTGGGGCTCCACCGGCGAGCGTCTCTGCAAAACATAAGCCCGCACTTCATCCAGGGTGGGTGGGACAAAGCGCCCTCCGGCGCTGCCGTCTCCACCTCCCGTCCGGTCCGATTCCGTCTCGTCCGGTTCTGTTCCGTCCTGTCCGGTTCCGTCCGGTTCCGTTTCGTTCCGTTCAGTGGTTTCGGCTTCCGAAACCGGGGTTTCGGCGGGGCTTTTCCGGGGACGCCCGCCCTTTTTCCCGACGGCGGCGTCGTTCTGGTTCCGGATGAACTGGGCCCGCAGCACCTGATAGACCACCCCGGCGCCGCCGGTGAGATCGGTTTCCGTGCCGCTGCGCATAAAGCGCATGGCGGCCAGCACTGCCTGGCCCACCTCCTGGTCCGTCAGCAGCTCCAGCATTTCCAGCTGGTCATCGAACAGGGGAATGTGTTTTTTCTTGGCCATAATGAACCACCTCCTGCATTCCCCCGGAAAAACCGCCGTCCGTTGCCCGTCTGCGGACAACCGCCCATGAAAAAATGCCGTATTACGCGCCCCACCCCGCTGCGTCTGCCGGGAACCACGGGGCGGGGGAGTGCATAGGATGATGGCGGAGAGGGAGTTTTCCGCTCTCCGCTTCGTATCATACCAGAACCTGTTAAAAAGTTTTTAACAGCGCCGAAGTATGATACCAAAACCTGTTAAAAAGCTTGAAAAGCTTTTTATAGCACCGAAGGTGCGTCAGGTTTTGTATGAGACGTCACAGCGTGTTTTCACACGCTGTGCGTGCGCACAGCGCACGGGATTCTTGATTAAATTTTTTAATCAAGAATCAGTATGAGACGTCACAGTGTGCGCCCAGCGCACGGGACTCCTGATTCCGTTTTTGAATCAGGAATCAGTATCAGAGGAGGAACACACGGAAATGATGATACATCTCCTGCACGCCGCCTTTGTGTACCAGGCACCGGACGGGGAGGTGGAGGCCCTGCGGGACGTGTCCCTGGACGTGGAGGAGGGGGAGTTCTGCAGCATCGTGGGCCCCTCCGGCTGCGGCAAATCCACGCTGCTGTCCGTCCTGGCGGGGCTGGAGACCCTGACCGGCGGGGAGGTCACCGTGGACGGCGAACCCCTGCGGGGCCCCTCGCCCAAGGTGGGCTTCATGCCCCAGCAGGACCAGCTGTTCCCCTGGCGGAGCATCTGGGACAATGTGACCCTGGCTCTGGCCGTCCGGGGGGAGAATACGCCGGAAAACCAGGCCCGGGTCCGGAGCCTGCTGGAGCGCTACGGCCTGTGGGCCTTCCGGGATAAGCGGCCGGGGCAGCTGTCCGGCGGTATGCGCCAGCGCTGCGCCCTGATCCGCACCCTGGCGGCGGATCCCCGGATCCTGCTGCTGGATGAGCCGTTCTCCGCCCTGGACTATCAGACCCGGCTGTCGGTTTCGGCGGATATTTACCGCATCATCCGGCAGGAGGGGAAAACCGCCCTGCTGGTGACCCACGACATCAGTGAGGCCATCAGCATGTCGGACCGGGTGGCGGTGCTGACCCGGCGGCCCGCCGGGATAAAGGCCGTTCACGACATGGGACCGCTGCGGGGCCTGCCGCCTATGGAGCGGCGGGACACCCCGGAATTTCACACGTTTTTCAATGCCATCTGGAAGGAGCTGGAGCTGCATGACGGATAAACCATCCCCCCGGCGGCAGGAGTGGCTGCGGCAGCGGCAGAGAAGCCGCCGCCGGGTGCGGCTGTGGC